TTCTTTGCCATATGGAACAATTGTTTCTATCTGGATTGATATTTCCGGTTCGATGAGACTCTCTACAGTTCAGGCATCGTATAATTATTTCTTGACACGTTGTGCTGCTGCTGGTATTGAAATTGTACTGAGTCTTAGTGCTGCTGGCGAAAGGTATATTGAAGGACATATTCAATATCTACCTCCTAGTGCTAATTTTACTGTAAATAATACAAATATTATTACAATTATTCAGGGGCAGTCCGCTAATTTAGAGTGGATTGTGTTTGGTGATCTTACTACTCTTAATATTACTCCCGGAGTTTTATCAAACGCTACTACTTTCAGTAATTTTGTCAGTAGTACAAATGTAACTCCACAATCAACTACCACATATCTTTTAACGGCAACCGGTCCTGCGGGAAGTACAACACGACAAGTTACAGTTAATGTTTTAATTCCACCAATACTTGAGATAAGTGCTAATAAAACCACTATTATTGTTGGATCATGTGCCAATATTAATTGGAATTATACTGGAGATGCTGATAGTATTACGTGGACTACTGGAACTATAACTAATGCAAATATAACCAGTACAGAAACAGTATGTCCAACAGATACTACAACATATTGTGCTTTTTTAGATGGACCTGCTGGACAATCACCTGTAACATGTATTACAATTTATGTAAAACAAATTCCAACAGCATCTTTGACAGTTCCAAATGAAATAGATTATGGAAATAATTTTAACATTCAATATAATACTCAATATGCTAACACTAGTATAAGTATTACCCCAACGTATACATATTTGGATGGTACAATAACAACAGGAACTTCTATTAATAGGACACCTGCTACTGGTGCTGAATTGGGAAATCCCGATTCACAAACTAAAGCAGATGGAACTGTTCCGATAACCGTTCCTTGGAATAATTTTGGTCCTTCTCAAATTAGTTTTTCTATTGATGTTGTTGGCGAAGGTGGAACTGCTAATGATATTAAAACTACTGCAGTAAATATTGATCAAACACCAGATAATTTATCTATTCCTGAGACAGACGATTTATTTAAATCTCAAGAACCAGTCTTCAGTCCAGAAGGAGATATTTTGTCTGAGTTGATTTTGATTGATGATATTGATGTTGATATTGAAATTAAAGCAAATTATCCCATTCAAGTTGACAAAAATCAAGAGAATGATTATAAAGATGTTCGTCAACTATAACATCATAGATAAATACTAACACTGGGATACAATGTAAGAGGAATGACATTTTCATTTGCACCAAATGATGAACCACTTTACGTGTCCGAAGGCGATTACGTTCAGTTTAAATTTAAGGCACCTTCTTCTTGGGATACAACTCAAACAGTTACTCTTCTGATTGGTGATTTACTTCAATATTGGTTGATTACTACGATCAAGGAGGATTTTACTCCTGATCCATATCCCATGCAGGGATTTGAGGATGCCGACATTGATACTTTGTATACATTCGCTGATGGTAGTAGACCTGGAGAATCAATTGTTGTTGTTAGTGGATTAACACCAACTACACAGGCAGCTGTAGGTATTTCATCTAATGTTCCTATTCCTGGAGGATCTCCTGTTACTGATTATGTTGCGATGCGTATTGATTACGATGGCAATGGGACTTGGGATACTGGTTGGATTGATAATACTACTGCAGTAACAGTTGAGAATGGTGCAAGGATACAGGTAAGAGGAAGAACTTCTACTTTTTACACTCAAATTATGAGGGTTGTTCTTGAAATTGGAACAGCAACTGAAGTATGGGAAGTGCAAAATGAAGCTGTTCCAGGTAATTTTGCTGTACCATTTCCAAATTTTACTGATTTGGATCCGGTAGAACCAGACACAATGATCTATAGTGAGGTTTTGACGGTACAGGGGTTAAATGAAGATGCTCCTATTAGTGTTAGTGGCACAGGTGAATATGCTTTATCCGTATCTGGTAATACTAGCACTAATGTTAATGGATTTGATGTATTACTTGGTGCCTCTTGGTCCACTAGTGGAACTGTATCTAATGGAGATTACCTACAATTAAGAATTCCAAGTTCTACTGCTAACTTGACACCTGTATTTACAGATTTGTCAATTGCTGATACTGCAAACGGATCGTCATGGACAGTCACTACTGGTGTTGCTGATGATGATACACCAGGCAATTTTTCATTCCAAGATAAAACTGGTCAGTTAACTAGTACATTGATTGGATCAGATCAGCAACCGTCTGCTGGTATCACTGGATTAACAGCTGGTTTATCTGTACCAGTTGAAGTAGTTTCTACAGATTCTAGTTTAGTTCGTGTGAGAGTTAATAGTGGATCTATTGGAGTATTCCCAACATCCGTGCAAAATGGTGATAAGTTAACAATTTATCTACAATCTAGTGCTTCATTTAATACTCCTAACACTTTACAAATTAAGGTGGGAGAACGTACTATATCTACATGGACGGTTATAACTGGTAGTGGACCAGACAGTGATGCAATATTTACTCCCCCGCTTGATTTAACCAATCAAGTTCCAAACACATATGTGACTAGTTCTCAAGTCACAGTAAGTGGTATTAATATACCGATTACTATCAATGCTACAAATGGATCTTTAATTTCTATTGATTCTGATATTCCTGTTGCTGGTCCCAGAACTTTTGATCCTAATGTAAATACATCATTCGCTATAACATCATTAGTACCAACAAACCTTAATACATCGCAACCTACTGTAGTTACAGTGGGAACAGGTTCTTTAAACAATCCTTTTACTTGGACAGTGACAAGTTATGCCTCAGCACCTTTACCACCAGATAATTTAGGTGTTTGGTATAGTAAGAAAGTAGAAAAATTTGATGGTTATCCTATTGGCACTGTATTACCTATCCTTAAAGAAAATTCTATCGTTGAATATGGAGATCTGGATGGAGATTTGAATTCTAGATATCCAGGATTCATTAAATGTGAAGGGCAGAGTTTAAGTACCACTCAATATTTTATTTTATTTGATATAATTGGATATACTTATGGTGGATCTGGATCCAGTTTTAATATTCCTGACTATAGAAATAGAAGATTATGTGGAACTGGTCAAGTTGATGCTAGTAGAGGCAATTCTGCTGCATTACCAATTGATAGTGGTGGATCTATTCTTAACGTTGGTGCTGAAGGTGGATATTGGTACTTTGATAAAGTAGACGTTTTAGGTACACAACCACTAGAACAAATTCAGGGAACTGGAACTAGTGGAGTAAACAGTGAATTTTTTACTCTAGGTACAGTGAGAATATCTGGTCTTGAAACAGTTACTGATGATGTTTTATTTTCTATTACCGGTCAAGTTAGTGGTATAATTGGTCCATTAGAAAATGTTGTAGTAAATGTTCCTTTACATGATCATGCATATGTTGGTGCTATTCCTGATAGTGATGGAGGAGATCCATTAATTAAATGGGGTCCTCCTGCTGGTAGGGGTATGTTTGGTGGTCAAACTGGGAAAAATAGTTATAGAAATCAAGTTGGTAGTTCTGATGATATTGCTGGTAAATGGGCAGATTTCATTGGTAGTCTTGGAATTTTTGAAAATGAAATGAAATTGTATTACGGCAATGGTTTCAATTTGAAAGACTGGGCAGCTGCTAATTTACCAACTAATTGGGAAGTTAATGTGGATGTTCCAAGTGGAGCCACTGGTCAATCTGATTTTGGTGATGAAAATGATGACGCTCAAGCAACAGTTGACTTTATGACTTGGTGGATATCTCCTGTTAGTGGTTTATCTGGGGCATCTTTACAATCTACTGGTGGCGGAGAACCAAACCCAGTAGCTGCTGTTGTTGATACTGAGACAACTAGATTTACAATTGAGCAATATATTCCCACCAGTGGATTTACAAATGCACATTCTCACTTCCTCACACAAGATGTTGTTCAGAATGCTCAGGTTGATTTTAGTTCCGGTAATAGTGGTGGTGCTGGCACCATTACAAGTGGACTAGGAAATGGTGTGACTCAACTTAATCTGGTATTTACACAAGCAGATATTTTTATGGACATGACAGATGCGACATTTAAATGGAATAGTAGTTTTGCCAAACCAACTCCTAGTGTCTCAATGACACCACAGATTCAAGTTCCAATTCTCAACCCATTCCACAAGACTAAATATATCATTAAAGCATATTAGAATGAAATTACCTGATTATAGACCGCATGAATTAATGCTTGACCCTAAAATAACTAAAGTTGAATTTGATGATTTTATTGGTGTTTGGCCAAACTTTATGCCCCGTCCAGTGTGTGATGAACTACGTGAGTTCACTGACAATACTATTGAGCAAGCATGTGTCATTAATCCTAGTCTAGATTTATCTCAAGTAGATAGTGCTGATCGTGTTTATAAATCAGCTGATATATATGGCGGTGAAATGAATCGCAAAGACATGGCATTTATATTAAATTATGCTAATAGAGATTTGGTGCTTAAGATTAATTCGATATTAAGATCTTGTGTATTACACTACATCTCACAATATCAATCACTAACTAAAACTAGTTTAATTTCTTCTGACATTAAAATACAAAAAACACCTCCTGGCGGTGGATATCATCTTTGGCATTATGAAAACTCTGATGAAGCACATGCTATGCGAGAAATAGTATGGATGATATATCTAAATGATATGCCAGAGGGTGAAGCAGAAACAGAATTTATGTATCAAAGAAGAAGAATTAGACCAACAGCAGGCACAGTAGTTATTTGGCCTGCAGGATATACACATACACATAAAGGTAATACTGTCTTGACTGAAGATAAATATATTTTGACAGGATGGTACATTAAACGTAATTAACGACCCATGGAACAAAAAATAGCTCTTATTCAAGTTGATTTCGCAAACGATACCATACTAGAAGGTGGAAATTCTGATTCGGGATTTACTTTGCTGCCTACCGAGTATAATGGTAAGCGATTTAAGATGGATGCTGAAATTAAGGAAAAATTCTTAAACACATCAGTTGATGAATTTTGGCATAGTGATAAAGATTTACTTGAGTTCTTTCAATATTTTAGTGATGGAACATATTTCTGCCAAAGAAAAAGAGTAAAGTATGATTTTGCTACTGAAAGCAATTACTTGAAAACATATTCCTTTACCGGTGCTACAGGTGAACAGGCAAAAGAATTATATGAATTAGTTAAAACATTCTTTGCAGTTGTAGTTGAGGTTAAAAACCTCAAAGTTGATACTTTAGTTGCTGGTGTTGATAAAGAAGTTGCTTTCTATGAGCAGCGTATGTATAAACTAAAAAGGCAGAAGCGCGAGATGCTAACTCTGTCTGATTGGAGAATTCTTCCTGATATTGAAGATACTTACGAAGGCGAAAAAGAAGAATGGATTAAATGGAGAAAGTGGGTTAGAGAAAATTCTACACCTGCTCCAACAAATGCAGAATTTAATAACTCTGGATTGGAATATTTTAAGTATACATACAATCTTAAATTTCCAATTGATCCAGCAAAATATAGGAAACTATATGTAGATGGAAAGTTGGACGATGGCGTAACAGATGCTCCTGCGTTTATGGACGCTGATGATGCTAATCAATGGGTTAAGCATGACTCTCAGGCATCAACTGATTTCTTTAAGAACAGAGAGGTCAACATGTTTAATCTGGCACAAAGAGGAATTGCTCCCACTAAGAAAGTGACACAGAAAATTTTAGATATGATGAAGGAATTGAAAATTAATGAGGATGTTGAAGTAGATTGGGATAGATTCTTTATTGATGAAAATGAACTATGATATGTGAGATTGATTTACTAAATGATGAACAGTTATCACATATCACACAATACTTTAAATATCTAACATTTGAAGATGGTAAGAAAAGTAATCTAGATGCTAATAAGGTCTGTCAAACTGTGTTTGATGGACCTGGTAATTTAGATTTGAATATGTATTGTCGTGATATAATAGCAAACAAATTGCCATTCACTGCGTCAATAATATCACAGATATATTTTGTCAAGTATGATGTTGGTGGTATGTATGAGAATCATTATGATGCTAATCCATGTGGTGGTGTGAGACCAGATTATAGTATGACTTGTTTTCTTAATGATGATTATGATGGAGGAGAGTTGGTGATAGAGAATGAACGTAGTATTAAATTATCAAAAGGTAAAGCAGTAATATATCCCGGCAATTTACTTCACAGAGTAAATGAGGTAAAATGTGGTAGAAGAGATGTATTCATATGTTGGATTGAAACATGAATGATATTATACAGTATAACAAATTCTTTTCTTTTAATGTAGTAGAGAGAATCACATCTAAAATAAATGAACCACGGTGGAGACATGGACATGGATCACATGTAGATGAGAATAATAATTCTCTTGGTATACCATTTTGGCGTATGGATCTTTTAGATGACACATACTTTTCTGATTATCTTCTAAATATCATTAGGGAAAAAACCCAACAAGATTATGATTTGTATGATGTGTATGCTAATGGGCATACATTTGGTACTCAAGGAGAATTCCATGTTGATTGGTATGAACCAAACGGGAGAACCCTATTATATTATGCAAATTCTAACTGGAGACCAGATTGGGGCGGGAAGACTATATTTCTTCTTGACAAAGAAGAATTACATTATCAAAATCCTATACCAAACTCTGCTGTTCTTTTCCCTGGTAATATACTACACATGGCAGAGGGAACATCTAGATTATTTTCTGGATTGAGAGTAACTATTGCTTGGAAACTAATACTAAAATGAACACATCTTACGACACATTTTATCTTGATAATTTTATTGAGCGATATGCTGCCTTAAAGGGTAAAGCTATTTTGTATCTAAGATCAACAGGATGGAATAATAGTTCTGATGTTGATGCAATCAATGCATCAATGCAACTTTATAAAGACATTCTTCCACTTGATATATGGACTTGTTTAAATCAATCAGAACATGTTTTTGTTGAAGTTGATGATATTACTGACACGTTGAACTTTTTGGAGTCAAATTTACCAGAGAGTCAGGCATCAACATCTACTCCAGAGAATTATATTTTTTATTCTCTTGCTAATTCTAGCGGTCAAATCATAGCAACTAACGAATAATGTTTTCCGAAGACTTCGATATTGTAGAAAAATATAATGTAAACACACAGGAACATGTCTCAACAATTGAGATGATGCCTAGAAGGTTTACATCATTGGTTGACTCTAATTATTTGCCAGCACTAAGTTCTGCTGTAATTGATAAATGCAACAAACTATTTAATTATACGCAAAAACATACAACTGATCCAAATTATTATTTCGACAAATATTTGCATGTAGAACATAAAGACGGTGAGATTATATCATTTTATTGTAAGAATGCTATTCGTTTCAATACTATCAGTCATCCTAGTGTCTGGGATACTTTCATTAAAGAAACTGACAATGAAAGTATTAGAGAATGTAGAACTGAAATTGATAGTATTACTAGTGATCTAGATCATTACGAAGCAGCAGTTATGGGCATTTCGTATAATACCAATGGAGTTGCTACACAACTCTCTGTATATGATAAAACGTATGAACTCAATGTAAGCAACAGTGAGATTTTAAGTAAACTCAATACTTTAACTCAGACTCGATACGATATGGTTAAGGGTGTAGTTTCTATATTGCCAGATAATACAGACATCAAATATCAATTAGCATTTCATTATCCAGAAATATTTAATAATGATAATGAATTATTTTTGAACAAGACTCTTAAGAATACAAATATTGTTGATGCTATTCTTGACATGCTCTCTCGTGAGGGTGGACTGGAACTCATCACCAGTGAGCAAAAAGACTATATCAGATCAATTTGTGTGGGTCAATCTACATTTGAATTGGAGTATATTATTGGTGTGGATGGAATGATCAAAGATTTTTATGTCCACCAACGCCGTTTGAAAGAGTTTGAGGACTTGACAGTGGGTTGACACCTATGCTATGGTAGTAAAGCGTCCATCGAACCACATGAAAGTTCCTGATCAGATAGAGTTGCAGCACATGCAACTCCAAGCAATGTTACGAGATAATAACATTCCAAAGAGTGAACTGATGTATGTTGGTAAGAGGGAGTATACTACAGACTATCCTGCTCATCCAGAGTATCATGGACAGATCATGCATTGGTACATTATCGCTGGGGAACATGAAGTTCCCGTTTGTGATATCGAATCGGTTGATCAAATTGAGTAATCATGCTACAATGTCCCCTATAACGCTTGTATTACATGGATTGGAATAGTACCACGAAACACGAGAAACGTAAAGATGCGTTCTATATCTTTTATGAGAGCGTTCTCAAACCAGACTATCAGCTACGTCAAGACGCACATGATCAGCAATGCTATCATGAGTTGTTAGAGTGGCGCAATGAAATTATTGAGTATCTTGACAAACGTCGCAACGAAGACTTTAATGACAACTGAAATTAACTGGGCACATGAGTATTCAAAACAGCGCAAAGATCGTATGCAAAATGCGATCGATGATTATCTCAACGATGATAAAGTATCAGCACGACAAACGCATGAAGAGATGCTATCTGGCATCGATGATGTGATAGAATATCATAAGAAAGCATACTGTCGTGCTATGTCTCTTAGAGACTACATGACTGGCAACACTGCTCTCAATCTAGACCACCGTATTCCCGATCGCTATTGACATGAACGAAGAAGAGTTTAAACAAACAGTTGAAAATTTGTTGACGATCCAGAGCAACAATGATCATAACTTCAATGTAATACAGAGGAGACTTGATTCTATTCAACAGCAACTAAATGATCTAAATGACCTGAAGGAGATGTTCCGTCTCCCTAAACCAGAGAATAAAAATCGTAAACTATTTGATGAGGTTGACGAGTGAAGTTTACTCGTGGTATGATGGTTCAGTATCACGCCACTAAAGGGTGGGTAGATTTTATTTGTGATAGGTATATCACTATTTGTTATATCGATCGACCTGACCCATCATGCCGTCATGGTCGTTATCAGTCAACCTTATGTGTTTTTCGAGAGTATTGGGATGAAGTATGCAGTTGTGTGGATGAAGAACAAGAAGAAGGGGCAAGCAAAGCAGCAAGCGATCTTCTATAATTTGGATGATGCTAGCATGTGGGAACAGCACATTAACAAAACAGAACACGTTAAGACTGATATTATCCCTATTTTTAGTGAGAGTTAATGTTAGACACTTTTGTTATACGCCAACTTCGGATTGACAACCTAACATTAACTAGTATGATCACTGAGTTGGATAGTATAGGAGAGTGGAAGAAAGCAACAACTGTCAATAATACTACTGGTAACAACTGGAGATCTAGTAAGGTCAAGTTTATTCATTCATCTCATTACATTGGAGAGTTATGTCTAAACAATGTAGCAGATGTTAATAAGCAAGGATATAATTATGATCTTCGTTGCTATGACAATGATGAGTTTCAGTACGCACACTATAGTATAAATGATTATTACAACTGGCATGTTGATATTCAAAAGAACTGTAGTGAAGTATTTGTTAGGAAACTTTCATTTTCCTTGGTCCTAAATGATGATTACGATGGTGGTGTGTTGGAGATAGCAATACCAAACTCCCCAGATGTTGATAATCCATATAATATATTCCAGGTTCCTAGAAAACGCGGTACATTGATAGTATTTCCAAGTCATTTACTTCATAGGGTTACACCTGTGACATATGGTATCAGGAAAAGTATTGTTGGTTGGTTCGTGGGTCCACCACTTCGCTAACTGGACTAGGGGGTTGACACAGACCCCAAACTCGTGTATATTAGGTTCATGGGAGAGGAAGCGCCCTAAAGACTCCACATTCTATAATCCCACCCATGTAGGTGGCGTCATTCCAATGACTGTAATGTTCAAATCCGATCTTTCAAAAGTTCGTATCACACGCCAATTTGAGACAAATATCGCTCTTGCTGAGGGTATTTGTCATACAGAGAATATCAGTGACTCTGATCTTAAGCAATTGATTAACTTCAAGTCGCTTGATCGTCTTGCTGAACTCCTTCGTACCAGTCGTGAGTATATCTACGAGAAGTGCAAAGCAGACTATGAGTTTGCTTTAGCAGTTGCTCATGGTACTGCTATTCTTGCCTCACGTCAAGGTTCAAAGGATGAATCTTACGTTCTTGATCAGATTAACCGTGTCTCTAGTGGTTATGGTATCTACGTACAATCTTTGAACAACCAGGATCTCCGTCCCACAAAGGATGGACGCCTGTTGAACAAAGCAGAGTTCCAAGAGTCTGGTCTTGATAAACTTGAGTGCCTCAAGTCTATCGATGGTGTGATCAACGGCAATGTCGAAGGATATATCTTTGCCAAGATTTGTTTTGGTGAAGGTGGACATCAGGACAACGTGTTTCATGAAGCAGCACACTTTGCTGATTGGGCACAACAGTATGGTGAGGAAGGCAAAGTATATGTCATCCTCATCGATACTGACCTGACTAACAAGTTTGATCGCCTCAAGTTTAACTACGACTCTGACACAGTTTGGGTCGTTGATCACGTTGAGTTTCAACAACGTCTTGGTATTAACTGAACTCTCTTATTATTTTTTACAATGACAGTCTGGCAACCTGAATTCATCCGATCAAAAATGTCATGGTTGGAGTACATGAAAATCTTAGATCACCCTGGTCAAAGACATACAGAGAAACGAGTAGAAGAAAAAAAATATCATAAGAAGATGCAGGTTCGGACTCCTGATCATATTGAGATTCCTGTTTGTGAGTGTGCATGTGATATTCCTCACCCCACTATTGCTAACCTAGTATTCAAGAAAGGCACGGAAGTTCTTGCTGATGCTCATACTCGTCGTTTGTGGTGGCAAAAATATCCTACCCCCACAAATCCTAAACCTGAAGTATTGAATAAGAAAACCATTATGGTTAGTTCTTATGAAGAGATGCTTAAAGTTTTTAACTGGTTTAACAGTCCAGATGATGTTAAGAAAGCAAATGATCGTATCTTTGGTGCTGCTCGTGCCATGCTTTTGCCTCGCGGTTTAAGTTTATTTGCACCTCAGTTGTTGATGGTTCAACCATGGGAATATGCTGCTGCTGGTATCAATCCAACTGTTTGGACTCGCGGAGCACAATCAACACTTTCTGAAGCATGTAAAATTGTAGAGGAAGTTTATCCTGCTGCAATGTGGTTTCAAGATGAAGTTCTTGATAATCTTGGTACTAATGTCAACATTTCTAGTCCTATTTTGGCATGTGTGTTGATGTCTTGGTTCAAGCATCGTGATAATGAAAAATCACTCGAACGACTTCGTGATTGGACCGTAAATGTATCTAAGGATGCAATCAATAAGAGTCAATCACCATATGAATGTGATACCATTTTTCTTGAACATTGGCACACAAAGGGTAAGAGAGATAAGTCTCAATACATTGGTTCTGGTATTCTTAACCGTGGGGAAGAGTCTACCAGGATGCAAGGTTTTATCTTGCTCATGATTGACAAGTATGTGTCAGACGTTAGGCACAAAAATGTACCTAATACCTGGAGTGCATATTACTCGACATGGCAAAAAGAATATGCTATGATGAATAGCAACCAATCCGTTATTGAACTGCTGAATAATATTGAATGAGTAAGCAACTTCTGGGTCAGTATTATACAACGACTGACCCATTTAACAACTCTGGTGCATTTCGCTCCTGGTATCAGATGGTTCCCAAGACTACAATCTTGGAACCATTTGCAGGTGCGGGGCACCTTTTTTCGTATGTAAATGCAGAGTGGCATGGATATGATATTGAACCCAATCACCCTGATGTAGAGTATAGAAATACATTTGAACAGTTTCCTACTGGGTACAGAGTGTGTATCACTAACCCACCATACCTTGCGAAGACAGTAGTATCGCGTAAGAAACTACCAGTGCAACTAATACATGAGGACATGTACCTTGATGCACTACAACTAATGTTGGATAACTGTGAGTATGTCGCTGCAATCGTACCCAGTACATTCTGGAACCAAAGATTATTCAAGGATAGATTGTATGCATGGGATAAGTTTGACATGCAACTATTCACAGACACTGATGCACCCGCAGGTGTTGCATATTTTGTTCCGCATAGAGTAGAACACACGCGCACATTTGTCAATGGTGAGGAGATTATGCTCACATCTGACAACACACCAACAAAAACT